ACCAACAATAGCTCCGAGAGCCGGAAGCGCTCGTTTGGTAGCTTTCCAAAGTTTTTTCCAATAAAACTCTGGTTGACCAGTAATAGGGTTAATTGAGTTTAATGAATTACCTACCACGTAACGGTTTGGGTCTTTGATGCCCATCATCTGCATTTGTCTAAATAAATCTTGTCGTAACTGCGGATTGGCGTCGAGTATTTCGCCAGGGATAACTGTTTCACCCTCTGCCGCATGAACTATGTAACTATCACCGTAACGCCCTAAACTGGCTAACCCATCAGCTTGTTGTTTTAAAACTGGCATCATTTGGTTCATATCGTTTCCTGCCCTAATCCTTTGTATAGTTATACCATTTTTTTATCAATTAAGAAATTTCTATATAGCTGCCTATCACATGCAGTCTATTAGCATTTGCTGCCGTCACTTTAACAATCTCACCCTCTTGAACTACTAACGGTTTATCCAAAAGCTCTAGCGTACCATTTGCTGCTGTTGCCTTGACGTTGTACAACACAAAAACCGCTGTACTAGCGTCTGTAAGCGTAACCGTAATGGTCGATGTACTGCCACTATCGTCAGCTACAACTAAAGACTTAAATATAGCTGTTCTTGCCGTCGGCGCTGTGTATAACGTCGTAGCGCCAGTAGTTGTTAAGTCCAATTTAGCGTTTTTATAAAAACTAGCCATTTACCCTAAAAACCATGTTAATGCGTTGTTTTCGTCCTGACCTTCTATCTTAGAAGGCATTTCCGTATCGGTTAAAGCTAACTCAATGTCTCTAAAAGCTTTTTGCACAAGTTCTGAATTATACTCGGTTTCTACGTTCGGTAGACTGTGATTCAATAACCTAGCCATTATCTTTTACCATCTGGTTTAGCTTCTAGCCGTAAATCGCCCAAGGTCCATGCAATATCGGTTGTAGAACTTTGAATTCTAACAGCGGCTTGCCGAGCTCTGGCCCTTAAAAAAGCTTGTTGAGTTGTACTGCTAACTGTATTTGTTGAGTTAGTAGTCAGCGTATCTCCAGGATAATCTCTGGTTTTAATAATGTAATCAACAGTAGCAGCTGTATCAGTAGTTATGTCTATGTCTGGTATGAGTCTAGTTAAAAACATAAACTGCTCACCTGCCGGGTCTAAGTCAAAATCGGCTGACTCAATAAACGATGTCATAGCAGATCCATCGTCAGTGTTCCCTAGTTCGTGATTGTATATGTAACTTAAACCCCCTGCCGTACCCCCTGCCCTTGGATAATCATTAACACCGTAATCAATCCAAGCAGTTCGAGACAAAGAACCAATGTCCCAGGTTCCCTCTAAATAGTTAAATTTTGCGTATCGGTCTATTTCTTCTGCGCCAGAAGAAACATAAAACCAGATAATTTCGTTAAACATCCTGTTAGATGCGGCAAAGAACTTAAATGATTGAGATAGATTAATGTCATCAAAAACATATCTAAGCACAGTACAAGGAACATTATCGACCTTACCTGTGTAAGCATAGAAGTTTTCTCTAGCCATCCAAAACACTCTGTCTCCTACAGAAACTACCGCGTTAGGCGATATTATAGAAATGCCGTTAGCTACTAAAGAAAATCCAAAAGTTAACGGAGGACCAACAAACCGCATAGAATGCAAGCCAACATCAGTCCAAATTAATATTTCTGCCCTTGTTTTAACCGCAGCAATAATCTCAGAACCAGAGGACAGTCTTTGATCTCCGGATGTGTTGGTTGCTGTTGGTGTCCAATCAAAAGGATCTTCTTGGTTTGACCAACGAATCAACAATAGATCTTGAGCGGTTTCTCCAAGCGGGTTACAACCAAAACAAATAACATGCCTATCAGCGCCTGACACCATTATCTGCCTAGTAATCGTAGGAGTATTTGATGCCCCTGTTTGAGCAGAAAGGGCAGTAGCCCTAAAGTTTAGACCTAAAGTCTTGTCCCAATAAAACGGTGCGCCATCAAAAACATTAAAAATTAAATCTTCACCCCAATTATCTTGTCTCCAAAGCCTTAACTGACTTACAGAATTTGCCGTTGTTTGAGCAGCTTCGCCCCAACCGATAAAAGTATTAGCTTCCGCTACAACAACTCCTGCGGTGTGAGCAGCTGCGGTTGTGCCTCTGACACCTCTAACTACTCCGGCATTCAATGTGTTAGTGCTTTTACCAGTGTATTGGATTAATTCCTCTCCCACCCTTATTAAACCAACAAAAGTAACTGCGGCTCCATCCGCTCCTGCGGCAACCGTTGTTCCGTCAACGCCTCGTGTAAGCCCAATAATTGTAGTTGCTGTTGTTCCGGTGTAATCTATTTTTTCACTGCCAATAAGAACCGTTCCTTCACTAGGAAAGCTGCTGGCATCATCTAGTATCAAAACCGAAGAATTAATAGTGATAGCACCGTTTAAAGTGTCGGCTACCGTTTCAAAATTACTAGCACTAGTTAGCACCACAGAAGTTGCTGAATCTGTTAAATCGCTTGCTAAAGTAGTTTCAGATACGCCACTGATTGTTCCGCCCCAAAGACCCGCTCCAAACCCAGTGCCTTGCACGTAGGTGGTTAATCCAGTAGTGAGCTGGTATTGAGCTACTACAGAACTCCCTCCTCCAGCCGTTGTTCCAGAAGAAGCGCTGCCAGCAGTGCTAACAGTGTAGCTGTTGCTGTTAATAACTGTAATTTTAAGCTCGGTATTAAGTTGAGCCGCTGTAACACCGTCTGTTGTTGCCGCTCCGCTAAATGTAACAAAATCCCCGGTCTGAGCCCCATGGCCCGTGGCCGTTACAGTAATTGTCCCTGAACCAGCGCTGCCCGTTGTAAAAGGATTGGCTCCCAAAGAAGTTGTTGCTCGAACGGGAGTTAAATCGTAATACACAGCACCTTCTTCTACGTAAAGCTTAGACTCTGTTCCAATACCTAAGTATTTTGAGCCGTCTAACGCTGCCCATGTATGCAAAGAACGAGCTTGTCCTTCTAACGCAGTGCCAGATAACTTGGACCACCCGCCCATTTTTTCAGGCCGTCCTTTTCTAAAACGAATTAAACTAGAATCAAACCATCCTTGGTCATTGCCGTAAGAAGTTGTTTCTCTATTAATACCCGGCTTAAAAACCACTTTAGCTAAAGGCATTAGGCAAGCCCTCTTTCGTAAATATTTTTAAATGAAGAACCTAACGCTCCAATTCCTCTGTATACAGTAGGGTCAATAGATTGATATGTTTGCTGTCCACCTGTATTTATTGGGTTTCCTGCCGCGTCCATGCCAATAGTGCCACTACCTGTTCCAGTAGTATAGCTATCCGTTGCTGCACTTTCAGCCACGCTTTGTCCTTCTGGAGGATCTATTGTGTCAAGAAGTATGTTAGCCCCTACATTTTTTAATGCAGATGACGTTCCTGCTGCGCCTTGTCCTATAATTCCTTCTCCGCCTGCTTTTGCTGCAGCAACAGCATCAGCACCTTCTCTTCCAAAATATGTTCCTGTTCCAGTTCTAGCTATATCACCTAAATCACCACCACGAGCTGCGGTAATTCCTGCGTTTAAAGCAGCAACTTGTGCATTAGTAAGAGATCCGGCTGGCATACCTGACATCAAATACGATTGCCCTGTATTAGCTACTATGTCACCAAGACTTTGACCTCTAGCGGCTCCCGCCCCTGCTTGAGCAGCAATGCCTATAGATTTTGTAACAGGATCTCCAAAAGCAATCATTGCTGGCGCTATGTAATCAGCAAAAACACCACCGGCTTGCTGTAAAAAGCTGCCTTTCTTTCTTTGTTGTTGTCGCGCAGTTTCTCTTTGAGCATAATCATAAGCTTGTAAAGCAAATTCAGGGTTAAAATCTTTTGTGATCTCGCCCGTATCCAAATACGTTTTAAGTGCATCTACAGAACCATACGGCGCATTAATCGCGCTTTGAAACTCTCCCCTGTCGCCGGTAGCAAAAGACCTTAACGCTCCCCAGTTAGATTTATTGCCGCCCATCTTATTGCCGCCCTCAAAACCAGCGTCTTCGTACTGACCGTACTGGTTGTATAAGTTTTGCAATGTCGGAAAAATGTTTTCGCTAGTCACGCCTGTGTTAGCTATACCCACCCCAGGAGAGCTAAACGGTAGGTTTTTAGCATTAAATTGACCCATACGAACATATTCAGCGCCTGGAGTCATAAACCCATACGTGTCCCACAAAGGTTTATCAGAAAAAACCGTGTAGTCACCTGTGTTAAAAAAACCTTTTTCTGCTTTCCTGGCGTAATCAGCTTCTCGATCTGCGCGTGTTTGATTTAAACTTTGAATACCTTCTAACGTATATTCCGGAGCAGATAACTGTCTTTGAATAAAGCCTCTTGCCCCAGGGTTAGCCGAATAATTTTCTAGCTTTGCTAAAGCATCGGCTTGGCTAGTTGGTTGAGCTTGATTAATAAAATTACGCAGCATTAACCCGGTTATTCCGGTGTCTTTTGCGATTGATTGTGCTAGTGCATCTGTGTACGGATTTGACATAGCTATATTTTCCAAGCAATTCCAGCTAGTAACACAATAACTGACCCAGCGCCTGTAATCATAATAAACTCTATGCGTTTAATACGCAGTATAGCTTCTTTCCAACGCTCTTCCATTTGAACCTCTACTACAGTAACACGCCTATTTAAATCGTTAATTGGTTGAGTCATTTTCAAAGTTCTCGCCGTTTTCAAACTTATACTGTTCTTTAACTTCAGCTATCAGCATATTAGTATAAGACTGCAACGCAAGCTCTAACGGTTCTAAATCTAGTCTTCGTCTATTAACTTTATCTTGTAAGTCTCGAATATGCCAAATGTACTTTCTTTGTTTATCTGACAAATCAGACTCTTTATACTCTGTACCGTCAATGCTAATTACGTTTGCTTCTTCAGTCATGCTACTTCTCCGTTACCAAGATGATGGTAGTTTGCCCACGCTTGTAGGCGTGTCTAACTCTGTTAGCTGTGTATCTATATCAGCTTTTAGCTCCGCTTCTGTTTTATCTATGTTTGCCAAAACCTGTGTTTTACACCAATCCTTAGTCAAACTATTAAAGGCTGTAAAGCTGTCTGCATCTGCAGCACCTATAGTTACCTGCCCATAGATTGACGTAGAATTATTTGGGGTTCTTGTGTCACTTACTCCAGTAATACGCCAGTGGATAGATTTAACTACGTCACTAAGCGAACCCTCCGTAGGTGCTGTATCTAGCTGTTCAAAGTTCCATGTGTACGTGTTAGCCATAATTATTCCTCTGGTTTTAATGGTTCTGTTATTACTTTACCATCACTATCTGTCCAATCAATTCCATACATGTGTGGATCTTTTCTTTCGCCTATCACCATCCAACTAATTGTGTCCGTACATGTATTATCTTGCGCTGTGATGGTTAATATATTGCCTGACACAGAGCCTTTAATTGCTGTCCACCCTGTTTCGTTTGTAGTAAAACACTGGACTTCGCGGTTAAGTAAAACAAATGTACCGTCAGTTATGTTTGCGGCAGTGTCTATATTTATCGTTGCCGTACCACCTACTAAATCAACTTTACCACGGTAAATCAAATCAGCTTGTGGGCCTTCTATAAATGAATGTACTAAATGGTGCGTGTCTTTTTTAGACTCAAGTGGGTGGTCAATTTTAAAAGAACCAGAGCCTTTAGACAGTGCACCTGTACAAGACAGCCCCACAGTTTGACCGCCAGTAGTGCTAAAAAAAGAAGCTGTCCAAGAATTAGGCCCAAAAAATCTAAAGTCTTGCTGATATATATCAATTTGTTTTCCATAACCTGTGTAGCTTGTTCCACCAACAAAATCTATCTGCCCACCTTCGTTAGCGTCATCTGCCCCCTGTATACCAAAGCTTCCTTTTACATGAAGGCCATAACTAGGATTATTTGTGCCAATACCTACATTGCCACCTGCAACAATCCGCATACGTTCTGCAGCATTAGTAGTGAACATTACTGGCGCATTATCACTGTTACCAACAACCAATCCTGCACTTGTTCCGTACCCTCCTCCTTTTTCAGCAAGAATAAATTGAGCATTGGTCGGTACACCAGAAGCTGCTGAAGCCGCGTTATATCCTAAAATTAATCTGTGGTAGTTTGTTGCGTCACCGTTTCTAATTGCAAAGTCTCTATTAAAAGTAGAGCCG